GCCAGTCCCCTAGAGGGGGCCGTTATCAGCCCTTGGCAACGATGCTGACCGACAGGCAGGTGCCGTCGATTACACCGAGACCATACACCTGCAGACCACGCAGCAGCGTGCCGAAGGTGCTCTCCGAACGGAGGGTTTCGACCTTGGTCATCTGACTGGCGAAGGTCAAGCCGTTCTTGTGACCGGCATAGACCGCGAACTCGCCCGCCGCCAGACCACCTGCGACACCCGCTGGCGTGAGGTTCGATACGTAGATCGTGAAGCGATCCACCATACCGAGCCGACCGTTGCGCAGCATCGAGGAGCCGTCGCCCGAGATGGAGGCATCACGGAGTTCTGACCGCTTGATCGCCGAGGCATACCATGCCGGGACGACTACGAAGCGACCGGATTCCGGAATGTTCTGCTCATCCAGGACCTGGCCAAGGTCGACGAGGTGATTGATGACTGAACGATCGTTCGCGTTCGTGTCACCAACACCCGTACCCTGCGTCGTTGAAGCGACGAATGTCGGGGAGGTCGTGATACCGAGCCTGAGATCTGCACTGATCCGACCGGCCGTGTTGCCCTTGTTCGCGGCAACCGTTCCGGTGTTGAGACGAGTGTATCCAAGGGCGTCGGTGTCGACCTTGATCTTCATCTGCTCGGAAGCGTCGTCCGCCCACAGGCTCAGAAGGTCAGAATCGGACTGCACTTCCATCACGTCGTCGAGGACCGTGTTGAAGTACTTGCCCTTGTCGATGTTCAGATCGACGGATGCTGAGGACGGGCGAGTGACCACGAGGGCCATTGTCGCGTCGTAATCAGCGATTGAGATGGTCGGACGAGTGCGAATCTTGACCAGATCCCCCATATTCCGGATTTCGCCTTCGTAATCCGTGTTGGAGATCGCGGCCAGGACGGTCGCATCGTAGAACTTCTCGATGAACTTTCCGGCCCAGAGGGTCGGGATGAAAATACCCGTATAGGCGGGAGATGCAGCTGCACCGCTATAGGGTGTACCAATTGTAAATGCCATGACAGTTTGCTCCGTGGCTCATGATGGTTACCGAACACGCCCTTCGGCAGCCGCTTTGACAATTTCCTTCTCGACGCGAATTTTCTCGTCGGTAGGAACTTTTCCGCGGCGTACCTGCATGTAGAACTGGCCTATCTCAGCCTGAGTCCACACGCGGCCGTCACCACCAGGAGCTACAGCTGGCCCACCGCTTCGCGGGGTGCCTGGGGCCATCAGTGTTCCAGCGTCTACGGAAGGAGTCCGTGCTGCTGGAGCTGGTGACCGAGCTGTGTCTTCCTGAAAGGCCTTGAAGAACCGAACGACACGGGCAGCGTCGTTGGCCTGAAAGGCCTCAGTCAGAAGCTCACGCTTCGTCCTGTTAGAGAATACATCACTTCCTGCCAACCACGCAAGGAAGGCTTGGTCAGTATTGATCTGCTGCCAACCAATGACCTGCTCATCCAGGGCGTCCGTGACAGAAGACCGGGCTCGTTCTTCCTCGATTTTCTTGTTGTAATTGGTCTGGCCGTTCAGCTCAGTCATCTGCTTCTTGAAGGGCTGCAATTCGGCTGCGACGATCTCGCGAGCCCGGCGCCCTACAACGTCAAAAAACTCGTTCCCATACTCCTCTTTCTCCTGATCGGAGAAGGAACTCGGTCCCGGCAAAGTAGAATTCCCACTGGGCGGTGTTGGAGCCGTACGATCAGCCAGCTGGGCCAGGAGGGTCTCGTTCTGCCGATTCCGCTCAGTGAGTTCGCCAATCGCGACCTTCAACTCAGGGATCTCTTTGTCGTACTTACCCTTCAGTACGCCATACATCTGCTTGTAATCCCTGTCGTCAGACTGAGGTGCAGGTGCAGGTGCAGGTGCAGGTGCAGGTGCAGGTGCAGGTGCAGGTGCAGCTTCAGGTGCAGCCGGGGCAGCAGCCTGCTCTGTTCCCAATTCGGGAGCAGCTGGCTCCGGCTCTCCAGGCTTCCTTGCCAATTCAGCAAGCACCTTGTTCGCCTCATCGACCTGTCTCTGGATAGGGGCGGGAAGGCGTTGCTTGCTCACTTGATATCTCCAGTCTTGGTGGTTTCGGCGATCAACTCGCCTAGGCAGCGTGCATACGAACGACGATCCTGTAGATCTCGTGGGTGGCAGTGCATTAGTTCCTCCACCGCTTTGGTATGCGCATACCGTAGTTTGTCTACATAAAAACGGAATTGCGAGGAGCCGTTCAGCTCGGCAATGATCTTACGATCAGCCTCCAGACGGAACAAGCCTTTGATCATCGGGTATTCAGAGGCCCCGAAGCTGGTCCAAGCAGGTTGTACGGTGACGTCACTGACATGTCATCCGCATCCATACCTGCCTCGTCCTTCTCGTAGTTCTTCGTGTACTTCCGAGAAGTCGGAACGCCGCCCGGGAGCTGGACGGTCTCACCAAACGCGAGCTGTTGGTCGCTGATGCACTTGCTGCCAGCAGACTGCTTTCGGTAACCCTTCATTTCTTGGTCCCGCCCTGTGTGGAGAAGGCCACGTTCGGCTTGCCCGGCACGAAGTGCTTGGCCGTGCCGCTTTTCAAGACCTTGGTCGGCTTGGGTGAGCCCTTCGAGACGCTCATCACGCCGCGGGGCATTTTGACATTGTAGGACGACATCATGATCAGCTCCTCAAGAAGTGTTCTGGCGGCCTGAGACCGTGTTAAGTGAAGCGGTCTGGAGCCGTGGGCCGTTGCTGTCCGCCACCTCTGGCGTCGGAGTAGCCGTACCCGCCGGGTTAAATCCAGCGCCGCCGCCACCTGGCGGTCCCTGTGGATTCTGCTCGCCCGGCTCCGGAATGTCCAGATCAATGCCAATACGATCCGCCACTTGCTGGAGGACGCTGGCCCGCTGGGCGCCAACAATTGGTCCGTCGATCTCGTTCGCCGTGAGCTGGAGGAACTCGAGCTGCCGAACTCGATCCTGTTCCTGCTTGACCACGTTGCGTACACCATTGACCTTGATTGACTCGTCGCCGCGCAAGAATCCGGTGTCGTCAGTGAGCATCACCAGGTCGTAGAGCGACTGCAAGACGGGCTCAAAAACATCATCGTCGATGTTCTCCGCCACATTCTGCAGCGCCTTGTTGGCGTTCGACATCAACATCGCCAGGCCGGAAGCAGTGCGACCTGCGCCGCCCACGTTCTGATCCCCCGTCATGTAGCGCGGGATCGCAGATACCTCATCCGCGATGGTGTTGAACTGCCCGTACACTCCGAGCAACTCAGTCGCATTTGATTGTGGCTGAAAAAATCCTACCGGCGCTGAAGCACTCGGGTTCGAAGGATCCGTCGTGTATTTCCAGCGTTTCCAAGGATACAACGTGTCATCCTGGTTCGGATTCAGGAGTTCCTCATTGAAGAAAACCTGCGGCCCCGAAGCGATCGACATGTTGTTGACCAGCGAACGCAGCGTGGCATTCATGACATCCTGCAAATCGGCGATCAACTCGGCGACACCAGATCCGTAAACCGTGCCAGGTTGCTTGTCGAAGCTGGTCGAATAGTAGTTCGGACGCTTGCGAATGTTCGGATTCATCATGGCCTTGATGACGACCTTGTTTATCGTCCAGCAGGTGATGAAATACGGCTTGTCCTCGTCGATGGGGCCTTTCAGGCCGAAATCCTTCAGGTATTTCCCCAACACGTGGCCCTGGAACTCAATGCAGTCCACCATCTGGTCATCGTTGGCAGAAGTCGTACCACGATTTTCCATATCGCGGCGTTCCTGCTCGAAAATCAGGCCCCACTCACGCAATCCGCCATTTTCAGCCAGTTGAATGATTTCGCGGATCTCTTTTTCGCGATAACCCGGCAATCCAATCAGGTTATACAAGTCGGAAAGCGAAAATCGCTGCCGCTCGAATGTATTCGAGTTGGCAATTGACGCTGCGCCAGGCGAGAACCAGAGATCGAACGGAGAAACACGGTCCCAGAAGAACCTGGGGCGCAATGTCATAACTGCTTCACCATTTTCGTCCCATCTCAGCAGCTCAGCGTTCCGAATCGTCGGACCTTTGATGAAGGCACTGTGGTAAATGGGGAGATCAGTGAGAAATGACGAGAGCGCTTCCCAGAATCCACCCTCGAGCAGGATGTCATCCATCTTCATTTCGGCCATGTGAGCCTGCTCGATGGCCTTTTTCTTCTCCGCCACCTTTGCAGCTTTCGTAAGCGCAACTTTACGTTCCTCAATCTGCGATTTCTCGGGCGGAGCGCCATTCATGATCATGTACATGGCTTCGCCGCCAACCACCGATGTGATGTCACGAGTCACGGACCCAGGTAAACGCGGGTCCGGACTGGGCTCAATTGACCAGGCGCGGTCCGCGGACAGGTAAATATCGCGTAACAGGGCAGTAGCGCCGCGACATTTCGCCGCAGTAATGCGTGCGAACACGCTGGAACCACCAAATTTGTTGATCTCCGCCTGCTTTGTGGGCGAATACTCGCCGTTGTAGGCCCGCATGTAAGAAATCATCTGGTCATCGACGAGAGATGACGTGCGATGCCGCTTGGCCGCTTCGAATTTCTTGCGGATGTGGTTGGCCAGGTCGTCATAGACCTCAGGCTTGGCCTCGGTGACTGCTTTTGCGAGCTTTTCGGCGTCTTGCAGCTCCTTCGGCGACACTACGCGAAGGGTTCCACGCCCAGAAGGAGTCGGTATTGCAGTGGCCATTATGTCCATCCTAGTGCGGTCGGAGCCGGAGTCGTAATCGCCCCATGACGGGGTTTCACGAACCTCGCGTAGACCTTGGTCGAATGCCCCAGAGCGGCATACTGTAGCGCATCCGCGATATCAGACCAAGGGTGGTCCTTCGCTGGGAGTGCCTGTAGCTGGCCATCTTTTCTCTTGGCGTAACGGTATTTCGATCGCAGTGCACGTATCAGGTTGACACACCGTGGGCTGATCAAGATTGCAGGCCCCGCATCACGCTGCTGCATCAGCCATTTCTCCACTGACCGGAGCCGTGGGTCGATGGCATTGGTCAGGGCTGGCTGGGACCGAAATCCCAATCGTTTCAAGGCGTCGAAGATGCTTTCTTCACCAATCTGCGAACGGATTCGACCAGCAGGATCCCCAACGATACCAACAGGAAGGCGCTGAAAATCTGGTTCAGCAAGTATTGGTCGTAAAATCGTCGCCACGAACTGTTCAATCCCCATGTTTTCACTGACTGCCTCCGCCAGCACGAGCAGGCGCCCGCGTGGATCAAGTTGGGTCAAAACCATAGCAGGACTACGCCCAAAGTCCATGCCCGCAATCAGCATGGACATCGGCACCGGCTTTAACAACTGTTTGGCAATGTGAAAATCAGACCGGAAGGTGGACCTGAATACCGCTTCGCCTGAAAGCGAAGGTGTCACATGGTTGTCGATGTACTGCTCAACCCACTCCGGCGTATTGTTCTCCACGAGTTCGTCGTAGTACCCGTCAGGAAGATTCTCTTTGTTTTCGGCGTACGGTTCTCGTGCGCCGGGCTGAATGAAATACCCCCAGCTCGGATTCAGCTCCAGTTCGAGCACTTTGTACCAGGTGTCATCTTCGCTAAATGAGTTGGTCTCCCCAAACACGCCGTACCAGGTCGCCCCACCGCGCATTTTCGACGGGAACCGGCCCACGCGGCCGAGCAAGTCTTCCAGGATCTTCGGTGGTAACTCCCGCATCTCGGACAGCCAGGCGAACGTGAGTTCGAGCGACAGCAGTCGCTGCACGTTATCCGGAGTATCCAGTGGCAACAACAACCACTCAGTCTCCACATCGTTAAACCTGATGTAGATCGTGTGGTTACTGGTCTTGTAGTGCAGAATCTCTGCAGGGATCACGGTTTTTATGGTCTGCAGCACCGTAGTCTCGAGCTGCTGCAACGTGTTACGGACGATCACACCACGCGTGCGACGGATACCATCCTCGCCGCGTTCCTGCTGACAGGCGCGGCGCAGCATCTCGACTGCCATCACTGTAGATTTTCCGGATCCGACCGGGCCACGTACCACGCGCACCCTCGCATCCGAAGCCATGAATTCCCCCAGCACTTTGGCTGGGGTGTAATCCAGGTTCACAACAAATCAACTACCCAGTTTTGAATCGAGGCGGTCGATCGCTGACTGGGCAAATGCTCCTGCGGCCAGGACTTCCGCCGGTGTCAGGTCACGACCTTCAGCCCGGGCCTTGGCGATGACTGCACCAAACTCGGCGAGCTTGGTCAGATTCGCAAGCAGCAGACCAATTGCTGTGACTGGATCCATTACTGCTTACTCCTGAGGTAATTCTGCACGGCAGTCAGGGCCGCGATGGTTCCCTGCAATCTCAGGTCGCCGCCGGTGACATCACCTTCAGTGTGCAACTGCACCGCTACGTCCACAGCAGTCTTAGCGGTCTGCAATGTTTCGCGTACATTCTGCCCATCTGCCTGGGACAGTTTACCGGCGTCGAGCAGCAACACCGCCGAGTCAGCCGCGGCCTCGATGCCCTTGTAGGTGGCAACCGCCCGCTCATTGAACGTCACCGGCGCCTGGACCCCGAATCCGGGACAACCGGTCAGAATTACCGGAACCGTTACGGTGGCAGTCAGGAACAGTGCGACCAGCAGCGGCCTAAACTGTTTCATGACTACGCCCGCCGTAGAAGAAATACCCGACCAGGGCACCAACCAGCGAGCCAGTCGCGGCTGCGACTTCCGAGGGCATATCAACCCCGGCGAATTCATGCAGCGCCCATACCACCACGATGCCCAGTGGCACGCCGATCGCAGCACTGGAAACTGTCGAAGTTGACGGTTTCAGTTTCTCCGCAAATCCAGGAACTGGTTCATCAACCATTGGCGTTCTCCCATGCACATTGAGTGACGATGAGCCTCGAACGCGGGTGCCGGGTGATTGTCACGTCGGCCCGGTTGACCGGATAGTAGACCCCGCGGTTGGTCTGCAAGTCGTTGTCCACGCACGGAGTCCCGAGCGGCATCTCGCCGACTACGCGACCCAGCAGGATGTCGCCATTCGACCTAAACTTGAGGTCGTACGCCACGGTGATAGACGCCCCCAGCACCGGTGGATTCGGTGTGGGGGCAGGGAACGCCTTCGCCACCACGTTCGACGCTACAGACTCGAACGCGAACGTATTTTTGGCAAAGGCCCGGAAACACGCCACTTGACCATCAGTGAACCCTAGTATGGCTACTGACACCGCTGGTGCAGGCGCCACTACCTCACCGGCTTTCACCCCGAACGCCGTACCGGAACAGGTGCCGTACTCAACCCTGGTCTGGGTCAGTGACCCGGCCCCGGTGGCCGGAATAACCGTGCCGTTGGTGTTCGTAGTCGGATTGGTCCAGGTCACGGTGGCGGTGTACGCGAACGCTTTCCATGAGACCAGTGCAGCGACCAGCACTACGGCACCCACCACCAGTTTCCACTGGTGCCGCTTGACGAAATCAGGGGGCACGATTTTGAACTTGGTCATGCATCACCTCGGTTTCTTTACGGTGCCGGAATTGTCCCCGCGAACCTGCTGCATCTTCGCCCGGGTTTTCTTGTACAGCTGGGTCGCATCGTGGAATTCCCCCGCGCTGTGCGCGATAAATTCCGGGGAATTTATGGCCCTGACCACTTTCGCCGTGGTACGCGCCTCGCGCTGGGGTCCAGTTTCACCAGTTTTCGGCATCTCAGTAGAACCTCGGTCGCACCGGAGCTTTCTTCGGTGATTTCACACGTGGCCGCTTGGCGGGCTTTTTCGTCTTTGGGATTTTATACACCATCGGGCAATCATAGCTCCTGCTCAGTCATCCGGCAACACGATACGCGGCGTCGCCAGCGGCGCCCCCAGCCCGGGCAGCCGCCCCTGCTTCATCTCGATGTTCTCACGCGACAAGTGCTCCAGCCGCGAAATCATGCTTTTCCGACTCCGCTCCAGTTTCTCCCAGGTCGCAAACGTCATGGCCACGAGTTTATCGCCTGGGTTACTCGGGTCTTCGAACCCGTACACCATGCCATCAACCGCCGGGACATCGGGCCAGGTTGGTAGATCAGGCCGCGGCAGCACCCGGCCTTCGTCGTCAACTTCGATGAAGTCATCTTGGGTCATGCTGGCTCCAGGGCTGGTAGTGGCATCGCGTCGAGGGTCACCCCAGGTTTACCTGGCACGTTGATGGTGATATGCACCGGTGTGGAGGGCGCACCCAGGTCCTTACGCAGCGCCCCGACCTCCCCGGCCTTCGCCAGGGCCCCGAACGCTTCGAGTTTCTGCCCTGGCGAGGCCTCTGTGTTCTTGATGATCGCGTACACGTCCAGCAGCGAGTCTTCGGTCAGCAGGGCAGCTTTCAGCGCCACCCGCTGATTCACCGTCAGCTCGGAATTCCACTGCTTCCGGTACTGCTCGAGCATGGCCCGGAATATCGGGTCGCGCTTTTTCTCATCGTACTCGTCAAATGACAACTGATGGCGCCGCATGACATCGGCGACCGGGGTTATGTCCGACACCAGCTCCCAGGCCAACCTGGCATCCGCCTGGCTGACTCCAGCAGGAGGGAGCAGGTCCATTACGTAGCCCGCTCCATGGCGTCGCGGTCAGCAGTGATCTGGGTGGCGTGCCTCACGATGTACTCCCGGCAGGCTGTGCGTACCAGCTCAGCGTACGCCACCTCGCGTATGGCAGCCAGTTTCTTCAAGATTTTCAACATATCGGGTGATATGTAGATGTTCACCTTGATCTTGTCAGCCACCTATTTCCGCTCCCGCTTGGGTTTCCAGCCGGTCTTCCGCATGGTCCCGTACACGTACCTGTCAGCACGGTCACCAGTGAGGTGCTTCTTAGCCGCTTCGCGCTTGAGGGTGGCTTCAAGTTTCTTGGGCATGTGACGAATCTCCTGGTTGGATCTTCTCCAGCATCCGGACCAACCGCTGAGAATCATTACCCATTTTGCTAATGCGGCGGTAATGCTCAGTGGAGCGACGATTTTGAGGGCCAGTGACCCGGCCGCCCTTGCGACCGATCTTAGCCAGGTATTTGCGGATTTCTGGGGTCATGGCGGAAGCATAGGGGTAGGTTGTAGGGATGTCAATCCCAAAGGACGGGTCAAGTGGGTACGTATCCGATGACAATTGGCACAAACGACATCGCACTTAGCTGCCTCTGCGAGCATACCTTTGAACGTGCCCATCTTTGAAACCAGTCGTTTTTTATTCTCCCGATGGTCGAAGTCCATGACGTAGGGTGGGTACTTCTGCCCACAGTCGTGGCATGGTTTGTTTTTCAACTGATCTCTAAACTCGCGTAGACGTTGGACTACTGGTACTCCGCCTTGGTGCCCGTTATGCCGGTGTGCTCCACGAGGTTCTCTAACCGCATCGTCGTCCGCTACTCCACGCGATAACCGGCTTCGAATCAAGTAGGCGCTTGTCCCAAACCGCTTAGCCGCCTGGTCTACGGAAAAAGTCTCACCATTAATCGTCAAGCGGGTCTTGTGAATTGGGGTGCGGAGGGCCCGGTCCAGGGGCCACTTGGCCTCCAGACGAGATCTGAGAGACGCGGGGGGTATGCCGAATGCGGCCGCCATAGCTGAAAAACTCGGGAAATTGACCCCCTCGTGGGTGTAACTAAGCCGCTTGGCCATTTGAAATTCCCTTAAAAACTAAAACTGACGAAGTATAACATGAATTTGGGAGTTCGGTAAGTCCAGGGTACATAGGATAGGGGGCGTGGCTCGCGATTCATTTCCAGCTAGGCAGGCCTATTTAACATAACCCGTGTTTTCCTATGGTTGAGCGATAGGCTCCCGTAGGCGGTATGCCCCGGATAGCGGCTCAGCAACGAACGGCAAAAAGAGTTTGTAGCATGGCGGAGTCTGGCCCGATGAAATATCGCTGCCACGAATTGTTCAGCCGTCATGTGGGACTCGAAGTAGCCTGAAAGCTAGGCGGCCCCGCGCAAAGGTGGAACCAGCCGAAACCCCATGAGTAGCTGAAGTCATAGGCTACAAAGTCGGGATTCGGAAAAATGGAAACCAGAAG